CTTTTATTTATGGCTAAACTGTTATTTCAAATTGTTATATCTGAATACCAAAAGAAAAAAATAAATGAGTATAAAGACAAGGGCTTAAGTTCAAATGATATAGTTGTGGCGTTGTCTGCTCCAGTTGCTAGTTGTGACCCCACAATAAAAGTATTTTGTCGAAAAAGCGGCGAATATGTAGAAGTAGATAGAAGATTATTTAAAAGCAAGAAAATAGAAGTAGTAAAATGAAAATAATGTCAAATAATTGGTTTTTACATAAGCCAACTAATGAATTTATTTGTATAGAAGATTACTCCTTAGCACTTGGAATATTGTCTATTAAAGGAAAAGAAAGCCGTTTTTTTAATGGCAAATGGGGCGTATTTTATGACAATGATTTTAATATTTATGATATTAAAGATTGTGAACCTATTCCATTAATCCCCAAAGTATTAACAAAGTGCAGTTTTTTAGATTTTGAAGATATTTATTACTATCACAATGGTTTTATTTTAAAAAAGGATGGCAAAGATTTAATTGCTGGTGATATAACTGTAGATGATAGATGCGAATATAAATGGTTTACTTTCACGCCTATTAAATGGGTGCATCAATTACAGAACTTGTTTTACTGTATGTATAATATTGAATTAGAAATTAACCTATAGCGCAACATCCTATTTTCAACGGTGTAAAGGGTGTATTATTAACGTTATTGGTTTTATTAGTATTATTTTACTTGTTCGCTTTATTTGGTTATTTGTTAATATAAAAAACCCCTCATAGGTAGAAACCTAAAGGGGTAATTTCTAAACAAAATAAAAAACCATGACTAGGTAATTACGATTGTGGGATTAACCGTAACTGTATTAGTTGTAACTATTTGATAAGGTAATGTTTCGCTTCCTAATGCAGTACATTCGTAAACTAATTTATACCCCTTAGTATTTGCCATATTAGGTAAAACGTCCGCATCATCAACACTTGTAAATGCTGCAATAAAACCATTGGTTGCCTTGACAGTTTGCATTGACGTTGTTCCCCATGTTCTTGTGAGTGTTCGCAAATTAAACGTGTTGCGAATGAAGTCAAAGTCCTCTATATAAGATAATGATACATCTAAGTCGTTGCTTGCTGCTTGGTCGTCAAAATAGCAATACACGTTTATTGAAAGCGTAAAAGACATATTTGTAAGCCCACCCAATAACATTTGACTATTGCCGGAACTTGGCGCAAAAGAAATAATTACAAAGTTTGCTGTAGTGCTTACGTCCTCGCTTGCGTTAAACTTCTCTAATAAAAATACATCTACTGCCCTGCCTTTATTGGTTAATATTTCCCAACTTATTGCGGTGACTTCTTCTAGTATTCCTTTTGTTATTTCGGGTGTCATGTTAATTGTTGTAAGTCAATAAATAGTTTTGTTGCTTATGAACGCTAGTAACCAAATAATTAAATGCAGTTTTAAGGCTTTTTAATTCTTCTAAATGTTCGCTTAAAATAAAAGGTTGCAAAAATGCTTTTTGCCCATTATAGTATAAAACCATTGAATAAGTAAATTGTACTTCTTTTACAAAAATATCTTTAACTACAAACAATTCAAAATTGGTTACACGACTTGATTTTTCGTGATTTATTTTTTTTACTTTATACATTCTACCAAATCTCATTACAATATTTTTATTGGTGTGTTATTGGTAATTTGTCGGCACGGTAAAAATTAGAATTAACCTTTTTGCATATTTCAGATATACTTTCAATAGGGTCAATTATTTGTATATTTAAACACACTTCATCTACTTTACCATTTGTGTTTATATGTTCATTAATTTCTGTAATAAAACAATTATAGCTTTTTCCTTCTATTTCTATTTTTGCTATCATACCTTCAAATCTTTTAAAGCTGTTTGCACCATTGTATTAAATTTATCTTTTGTAATTTGGTAAATATACGAATTACCGTCACTATTTGGTAATGGCATGAATTGGCGTTGTGGCATTTTCCCGTTGCCTTCGTTATGTGCTTGTGCGTATGGAACAATTTTTAAGCTAGTATAAACAAAAACACTTTTAGCCCTTGCTTGATATTTAATACTATCCCTTAATTTATTAGTTTGTATCAATATAGGATTTGCACTATTAAAAACCCTCCCTTTATACGCCTTACCCCTTGCATCGTATGATTTATTTGTGGATGGCTTTCGTTCCTTCCAGGGTGAAGTGCGTTTGCCGTCAAAATATCCTTGCATTTTAAAGTTAGTGTCAATCGCCTTCAAAGAAGCATTGCCAATTATTCGCGGCAATTTTGCAATTACTTCCTTAACGGCTGCATTGTCTTTTCTAAAATCTGCTAATAGTTGCGATAGGGGTTTCATTTTACAAAGATAGGGAAACCCTTTTTTAACTTATTATACTTGCTTTGAACCATATCTTCAACTGCTGTAATGTTTCCGCTTTCAACAGTTACTACTAGGTTAACGCTGCCGTAAAGAATAAAATACAATCTAGTTTGCAATTGTTCGCTATTTAACCATTTACCCCAAATCTCATTTGGGTACTTTATAGCCGTTTCAATTTTACCGTAGTTAGTGGGTGCGTTTATCCTAACTTTATCAATCATGTTGGGGTTTAAAAAAACGTTTAACTTTAACCTATCATTTTGAAATACTATTTTCTTTTTCCCGTGCTGCCAATTATGAAAAGCATTAGCTACGTCAGCTAATGGTGGAAGGTTTGCCCTAATGATGAAAGAGAAGTGTATTGTATTTTATTGCCTGCTGCCTTTAGCGTATCAATATATGGGCAATCTTTTTTAGGGAACATTCCTTGTTTAGCTGGGTTAAACCTAAATTGTTCATCTACATATTTTTCAAGTAATACTTTGCTTTGCTCCTTAGTTTGAGTTTTGCCATAATCTACAGATACGGCTCTACATCTGCAGTTCCAAGAGTTACGCGGAACTACTGCATCTCCGTTAGGGTCACCTATTTCAAATATTTTTCCATCTAGTTCGGCGTGGTCGTGTCTAACTCTGATATCGTGCATAGTCTCATACTTCCAATATGGGTAAATATCTTTATCTTCTTCTATTTGTTGCCATTTATCAGCCATTACAGCGTTTCCAATAGCATTATCATATTCAACCCTTAGCCATGTGTCGCTAATTTGTTGCTTATACGAATTGGCATCATTTATAAATTTACCTATTGGTTTTATTGATTCGTCACTATTAAAAACTAAATTTTGTAATTCTTTAACCTCCTCTAGTGTTTTCCCTGCCGAAAATTGAGTATAGTTTAAAATGTACCTTTCATAAAGTGCAGTAGGTGATTCATTTACATAAGCTTCAGCCCATTTAGTTATACTATTGTATTCAGCTTGGAAAAAAGCATCGTTATAAATCTGCATTATAGGCAAAAATATTATTTCACCGTTTGGATTTTGATAGATGTAATTTAGTTCATCATCTCTTAAATACATTAATGCAGCTATATAACTATCTATTTTTTTCATTTCCAAAGTTCACATATTAAGCGGTAATCACAAGTTAATTCATCCCCTTTATTTATATCTTTTATTGCAATCGTCATTCCATTTTCAATATCTAAACAATTATTACTTTCGCTATGATTCATAAATTTCATATCGTCAAAGTATGTTTGATATACCCCCCCCCATAAAGAGGAATAAAAATTAAATAATTCAACATAATCTTCTTTAACTTTAACTAATGGTACTTTAATATCTAATTTATTTATTTTAGCAATTATTTTGCCTTTTTGTATAAATTCATTAGCAAATAATCCTATACCATGAATTTTGCTTTTGTCTATAAATGTTTTTATCAATAACATATTTAAATTGTTGCGTCCGCTTTTTCAGTAAAATAATTTTTAGCTATTCCATTAGCGATAAAAAACTCTTCAGTTAATTCTTTGTTGTTTTCTGTCATAATATCGCTTAACACTTTAATTTCTTCTAAGCTATATTTTTTACTGCTATCATGCTTAAATTTTGCTCCTGCTGGTATGTTTTTGTACCACTTGCGTAATTTAGGTAAATAAATGCTATTTAGGTAGCTTGTAACATACTCGATTATATCACTTGCAACATCATCCCAACTGCGCTCGTGAACTTCGCCCAATGACCTACTACCGTTGCTGCCAGTTCCGCTTGTAAGAGTAGATAATATTATCATTCTTTCAAGTTCGTTTTGCTTTTCTTTAATAAACTCTTTAAATACATCGTGCTTGCTAGACTTTGAACCAGACCCAACTTCTTCAATGTCTATTTGATAAACTGTTTCTCCTGCATCATTTAAAGTGTAAGGTCTTACAACTCCCTTAGTGGGGTCGATATTAGCAGCTAAATCTTCTGCTTGATTTCGTAAAGGATTAAATAAATCGCCCGTTTCATTTTCTGCTGTTCCTTGTTGTGGATATCCAAATGCTAACAATGGATAAGCGTTTCTTTTGGCACCTGCTAACCAGTAATTATAAGCGTTATTCCAAAGAATAAACTCCCTAGATATTGTTTGCATCCATCCCAAAAAACTTTCGGGTGATTTGTTAGGCTGCACAAATAATAAATCATCTTGTTCGGCTATCAATACTCCATCATAATATTCAAATGTACCCGTCTTTAAATATTCATTTATAGCGTCCACATTTTGCATTGGGTACTTATAAATCTTGTTATCTATGGGGTTAAAATTTAATGCAGTAAAACCCCAAAAATGTGAAAGGGCAATTTCTTGTCTAAGTTGCTTTTGCCAATTCTTTGAACAAAGTTCTTTCGTCCATAGTGGCAGTTCCTCTCCTGTGCTGCTAACAAAAATAAACGGTGCCTTGCCTATTGCAGTTTCTATTTTTCTGTGTAGGAAACGAACAAACCCACTACTTTCAAATGTCCATGATACTAATGCAGCGTAATCAATAGCATTACCAAATCTAAAGGCATTATCACAAGCTTGTCTCCAACGCAACAAATCCCATTGCCTGTAATAGTTGTTTGGAAAAACGCTTGATATTTTTGAGTAGCCCGAATCTCTAGGTATTTGAAAAGGGTTAACACTTGGGTTTGTGCCAAATGCTGGCTTTGCCTTATTAGCCGGTACTCCCCAACCAGTGCCTTGACCGTTCCCTTTAAGATATGCTTTGTTTCTTTTTTTCATAATTACCCAATAAAGCTAAATGAATCTGTTGTTAGTTTAGTTATACTGCCTACTTTTGGGCTTTGTGCATCTTTTTGTACAGCCTTTAAAGACGTTTGCTGCTGTTGTATTTTTTTTATTTCGGCGTTGTTTTCTTTTATCATATCACCCATTTTTTCGGATTGATAAGCATTACCACCTAAAACATTTTCTATTGCTTTTATAGCAGTTCTTTTTACAGAAACTAAATCTCTTGCAGTTGCTGTTTTAATAAACTCCCCATCCATATCATAGGTTGCTCCTAGCTTGCTAGATAGTTCTGCATAGGCAGTATAAACTCCATTAGTAATTATATCGGGGCTTGTTGCATATTGTCGCTGCAATGCTTGGAAAGGGCAGTATTGAACCAGGTCTTTGCCCGTCAAATAACCGTAGCTTAGTGCCTCAAATGCTGATTGTGTAATAGGTGCTGACATAATGCAAATATAATAGACTTACATTGTAAATTGGTGTTCTGTTCGGGAGATAATCTTAGGGGCTGTTTTTGGTTCTTGGTTAAACCTATTCAAATACGTTCTATATTGTTCGTAAAAACATTGCACAATAAAATCTTTAAAGCTATCTAAAAGATGCCCGTTTTTTTCCATTGTTACCCCTTTAATAGTTGGGTGTGGTGTTCTTGCTTTTAGCATTGTGCCGTCTTTATCGGTTTTGGTTTCAATATAATCTGATATTGATTTTTTGCAATGTTCCCCTATTTCAATATTTATTTCTTTTATTTCTCCGTCTAAAATTGCATTTAAAAAATCCCCAATACTTGAAACGCTTGGAGCATGACTTAAAAACTTATCTACGGTTTTGTATTTTGCTTGCTGTATTTGCTCTAAAAATATTTGAAAAAAAGAACGTTTATTATCATCAATATTATTTCTATTTTTTGTTGATTTGTCACCGTATAAATAAACTGATCCGGTGTATTTAATATTATTTAACCATGATGCTACTTTTTTCCCTGCTTGGCTTGAAGTATTATAAGGGTCTTCGCATGGTATTTCTTCTATTTGCCTAACATTCCAACAATTATTTATTTTTTCTAATTGCCAAATTGTTATTGCAATATAAGGATAAACGTTGCTATCAATTGAAATATGAACAGTTGTATTTGGGTTGTAAGAAATATATTTTACATGCTTATCTAATTCAAATTTTCTTAAAAACTCACCACCTGTTTTTAATTGAACATCCCAATTTCCCTCAACAAATACTTCGTACTCATATCTGTTTAAATTGGCTTTTAGTGAAGGTAAATAATCGGGTTGTGCTTCCAAAAGTGGAATATTATCATAAATGCGACTTTGAATATAATGCCATGAGGTTTTTAATGTATATTCTTTATAAGGCAAATAAACTAAGTCTCGTACCCAACCAAATGAAGGGTTACACGTTGCGCAAACTATTGGTTTTGGCTGATTAGTTGCGTTTGGTATTACGTAGCTTCCTGCCCTTTCAAATGCTTTGAATAAACTTTGTTGCTGGCATTCGTTTATTTCCTCAAACCCGATACCATTAGTTTCTAATCCCTTCCATCTGTTTAAGTCTTTATCAGTATCAAAGTTTTCCGCAAAGAATATAAGTTGTGATCCGTTGGTAAATGTTACTGTTTGTTGGTTGCTATCGCTTGCATCTTTTTCAATAAAGTTGCTTGGCTTTACTTTTTCCCAACTTGGGTAAAGGTTTCGTTTTATTGTAGGAATGTCTTTTCGGACAATTACCCACCTGCTACCTGCATAAATTTTAGAAAGCAATGTAAATAATGAAAGCAAAGCAACTGTTTTTCCACCACTTAATTTTGGCGGCTGCAATTACTTACAACCGCCTAATCATCGTATCGCTCCGCCAAACATTACAAAACTATAATTGCCGCTTAAAACAGCGTTTATAAATTCTTCTTGTTTGGGAAAAGGAGCGAATACTATTTGTTTTAATTTTTCCATGTAATACCTTTGATTGCGTAAATCATAGTTTTTTTATTAACTAAAAATTTGTTTGCTATTTTTTGATAACTTAAACCGCTTTCTCTTAATAGTTTAGCTTCTTTTACTTTATTATTATCAAGTTTTGCAAACTTTTGCTCTATACCTTTTTTAAAATTTGATTTGTCTTTACATGGCTCGTAAATATTTTTAGTTAAACCAATTTTGTATGAATGTAAAATATTTTCAGAATTATCACACCATTCTAAGTTAAAATAATTATTATCCGTTTTTTTCCATTTATATGATTTACTTGCGGCTTATTTAATTCGTTTGGTATAAAACAAATTGCTACTAATCTATGTACGCTTAAAGATTTTAATTTACCATTAATAGATAACCCTACTTTTAAATATCCTTTTTTATTTTTAGCTGCTTTTAAATATGTTTGTTTTACTGGGTGTATTTTTCCGTCTGATTTGATTACAATATGAGGTATAGTTCTAACAATGCCAAAATTAGAAACTTCGTAATTTGTATTTTCAAATTTTTAAAATATTTCTTTCATGTTGCAAACATAGTGTTTTTACCACAATTGCACCACCATAAAAAATTAAAACTCTACTTCTTTGCCGTTAATAATCATTACTTGTTTAACTGTTTTGCCTTCTTCGTCAACTTGTCTTTGTTCGGTTCTTTCGACGTAACCCCTATTCTTCCCCTTAGTAGATAGGTAGTATTTAATCAAACCGCTATCACCGTTATTAACTTGCTCAAACATTTTAGTTTCTACAAAATCAATTGCCATTTCTGCAATTTCATCAACACGTGATTTGTATATATAGTCTTCTTTTAGCCAATTATAGTGAGTGCCTCTACTTATACCAGCTTTTATACACGCTGAACTAACAATGCCTAATGTTTTCTTTAAAGCATCTAGCATGTTCTCTTTGTGATTGTCTAAAATGTATAATTCTTCACTCATTTATTAAAAATTAAAATCCAGCGTCTCCGCCTTTACCAAAATTATTATCAAATGCTTTTGCGGCTTTTTGCCTATTTTCTTTTCTTTGTTTTGCGGATGTTTTTTTACCTTGACCTGCTCTTGCTTGTCTGCCTTTATTTACTCCTGCATATTGACTTGAACCACTAGCCATAACTTACTAATTTATTGTTTTCCAAAGTTGATTACTACGAACTGCTTTATTTATTGTTTTAAATTTATCAATGATTTTATATTGGTATTCTTTATTAAAATCATACAATGTTTTGTTTTCTTCAACTACAAATTGCTCAATATTACTACTTGAGCGAAGATTACAACTTCCATGTATAACTATAAATTTACCGCAATAAGTTTCAAAGATACATAATTTACAATGAGTAGAGGCTGCGGCTAATTGAAACTTGTTATTATTATCTAATTCTTTAAAAATGTATGGCGTTAAATTATGTCTTTCATGGCTATAAAAATAATCGGAAACAATTAAATTTAATTCATCAATATAGTTATCTTCTAATAATCCGGCTAAACTATCTACGTTATTTTCACTCATTGAAAGTGTTGATATTGTCATAGTTTTAACCTTGTATTGCTTTTCAATAATTAAAGCTTCTATAAAATCACCAAAAATAAAAGAACCGTTTACTATAACAAAATATCGGCTATTTTCTGTAATATCAATATCCTTTGCTAATTTTTCAGCATTGGCATATTTAAGATTATGTTCTGCAATATCTTTTGTTTTAGGTGGCTTAATATATCGGCTTTCAAATTCTACTTCAAAATCAATTTCAAAGTTTGAAAAGTCATTTGAAGATATATCAAAATTTAATTCTAGTTCGTTAACCATACCACAAAAATAAGAAATAAAAGCGGAATAAGAATAAACCGCTTTTTGAACGTCAATAAATATTATAAATTAAATCCAAAGAGAAGTTCTATTTAAAGCGGTAGTACCCATAAATTGCATATTAGTAACTGGAACTAATACTATTTTACCTTTATCATAAACTACTAAATTAGGCATCTTGGTTTTTTTGTAATTAACAACATGATTAACATCATATCCGTTATAATCAACATTTGTAAAGTTTATTTTACCAAATTGCTTATCTGTAATTTGAAACTCATGGTAATTTTTATACTTAGTGTCTATGCAATTTTTTCTAATTTGTTCCGCGTCTTTTTTTGAACAAGTTAAAACTAAATTACCTATTACCATTGCGTATGTGTTTTTTGTAACGTACTTAACAATTTTTTTCTTAGCTTCAAATCTAAAACAAACCCATTTACCTTGATATGCACTTTTCATAACCCTTATTTTTATTGCACAAAGATAAGGAAAAAATGAATACTAAATATAATATTTCTTTATTTTTAGTAAAATATTTTAGAACGGTAAATCGCTAGGTTCATGGCTAGGTGCTGGCGATAATGGCGGCGGTGCTTGTTGATGTTGCGATACTACATTCCCAACACCTTCAATCTTCCACGCATCTAAGTTGTTAAAGTAGCTAGTTTTCCCGTCCTTAGTGTATTCACTGCCCTTTATATTAAACTGCACTTTAATTTTTTGCCCAACTTTAAATGCATCTACTAAAGCAGTCTTATCCTGTAGCAGTTGAAACTTAATGTAGTTTTTGTAGGTCGTTCCGTAATTACTACTTTCCTGCACCAACACAAACTCTCTACTCTTAAACGATTCTGTTCTTTGGGTCGTTTGCCCGATAAAATGTAATTGTCCTTCTAGTTCCATGATTT